TTCTTCTTCAGTTGCACTCTCCAGCCGGTATGCACCTCCAGTGACGCGCACATGGCGGCATATTCTTTCGCACTCATCTCGTGCAAGTGCAGCGTTCGCCCGTTCGTGAAGCTCGACACAAGCGTCTCCTTGTCTGCGCCAGGCAGCGCCTTCAGCAGACAGTAGAAACGCGCATAGTTCCGTTCTTGTTTCATAAAATCTATTATTTATCTTCTACAACCATAAAATCTGCAGGAATGGCTTTAACAGTAATCTCTTTCTCAACCTTATCAGGGTCTATGCCATTCCCCTTAAAATCTATATTGGCACACAAATACTCCCAGCATTGTTTTTTAATTTTATTCGCATTACATGTATATCCACGTGGGACGAATATTCCCTCCAGAACAAGCTTATTATATCCTTCAGGTCTTACAATTACTTTGACCAAATACTTTTTGGGAAATTTCTCTACTTTAGCCATAGCTTTTCCTCCTTCCAGTCTTTATAATTCTGGCGAGCTTTAGCAACAGCCTCGNCCACGCTGTTCTTGAAGATGTCGATATCGAACAGTGGCTTGCCATTCACGCAGATGTACAGCCTGCCGTTAAATTCCATCACCTGCACGGCTTCCCGTGCCTCCGCGTCGAGCTGAGCCTGCCGCTCCGCCTCAATGCGCTCTGCACGCTTCTCGTGCCACACTTGAATACGTCTTTTGATTTCTTCTAAAAAGTTGCTCATAATTGATAAATTTAGTTGATAAGTTGATAGTTCACAAGTTCACAAGGAGCCTCCCCCGACCCCTCCAAAGGAGGGGAGAAAATGGCTTGTTTTGTTCAAAGTTCAAAGTTCAAACCTCAAAGTTCAAAGTCCTCCAGCTGTCTGTTCTCCCCTCCTTCGGAGGGGTCGGGGGAGGCTTTCCTTCCGCTTTCCACTCAATAGTTATCATGGCATCGAGTCTGCCGCTGCCCTTACATATCGGGCATTCCTGCTTGTAGCGTTCCTGCCATTCGTCTTCCTGCCAATGATATCCGTTTCCTTGACAATAGGGACACTTGTGTCCTCTGCTCTCAATACGGTCTGTCATGCGTCCGCCAGGACTCATCGTCCCTGGGGCAATCTCAATTATCCGTCTTTCTTTACTCATAACTTGGTGTCATTATTTGTTTTGATTACTCCGTCTTTCCACACTACATAATACTTTCCCGCTTCACCGATAGACCTGCCCAAGCAGTAGGCTTTGTAACCAATCACGCGTACTTTCATATCGCAGATATACCTCAGACGTCGTGCAGGTTTCCCTGTTGGTGCGCTCTTATCCTCTTGGCTGATAAAAATAAAGCACTTACGGTTAAATCGCTTCATCAGTGACACGGTGTCGGGATACGTCCATCCTTTGTCATCACAGCCTACTTGAAAGGAATCCACAATGATGAATTTCGGAGATTTGGGCTTGGAAAGACGTACGGCAAGCTCTTCGATGGTATCGTCAACAACTACTCTGAATTTACCCTGTACCTCATTCATACCAAGGTAGTTCATTCGGCGTTGGAAACTTTGGTTCACACCCTCCTCGTAGCTCATATAGAGAACAGAACCATATTTACAAAGTTCCTTCCCCAACTGCATAACGAATGAACTCTTGCCCTGTGCGCTCGCGCCGCTGATAAACCAAGAGGCATTCTCAGCAGGAAAACCAAACGGATCACTCCACTGCGCACCCCAAGGCAAGGTCACCCATTTCTTGGCCGCAATCTCTTTCGGACTGTACGCTCGTTTGCTCATTTTTCCGTCCTGATAAGTTCCATAACGACTGCATCAGCTATTTCAACGGCATGCTTGGCGATGACTTCTGGTGTTATTGGACCTTCTTCTTTAAGCATTGGGGCCAGCCATAAGGCTGATTTTGTCAGTTCGTAACGACGCTGTTCCCAATCTATCTCGTGCTCCCTCTGTCGGCGGTTCATCTGTATGACCGCATCCATATACTGCATTTCTATTTTGGTCATCATATTATGCGCCTTTCTTCAGTTTTTCTATTTCTGTATACACTCTTCGCAGACCACCGCCTGTTTTGCGCACAATCTGAGCGATGTCAGTGCCTTCGGGCGCATTTACTTTGGCAACAACCCTTGCCTGCTCCTTGAGAAAGTGTTCACGCTCCTTGCCGTCATCTGGTGTAACCTTACTGTATCGGTCGCCATATCGTGAGAGCATCTCGGTATAGCCTACTTTCTTGCACTCTATCGAGCGGTTCATTTTCTCCTTCAGTCCGTCGGCACCCATCATGTACCAGGCGCAGCACCGTTCGGTGGCGTTCCACAAGGCTTTGAGTTCCAAAAAAGCCTCATATTGCAGGTCCCCAGCTTCATCCAAAATAATCAGGGGGGTGTCAATACTACGCAGGTAGTATACAAGGTCATCATAAACGTCAGAGTATCTTCCCTTGCTGTCAACACCAAACTCGGAGGCAATCTTTCTGATGAGTTTCAGCTTCGTCTTCACCTGTGAGCAGTCTATGTAGGCTGCATTCCGGTGGTGTGCCACATAGTAGCGGGCCGTAAAGGTCTTGCCAATGTTGGGCATGTCGCACATAATACCGCTAAGGCTCGACTGCTGTGAAAACTCCAACTGAGCCGTGATATACTCAAAAGTAGCTGTCTTGGCTGGTTTCCAATCTATCTCGCCACGAAGGGTCACACCAAGGCGGCGCGCAATACCTATCCAGTTGGCGTCACTCAACGCTTTTTCTGTCTGACCGTTCTTGATGCCACTGTACACCGACGTGCTAATACCAAGACTTGCTGCGTGCTTGGCGTCACTCGGATAGTTGGTGCGGTTCTGTTTCACCGCTACCAGTATTTTCTGTTTTTGCTCTTCTGTAATCATAGTCTGAACGCATTTATAATGTTATTTTAATAGGCTTCTAATCCCATTTTGCTATAGTCTGTATTAGGAATATAGTTTAACTCTTCTTCCTGTTCTTGCACCTGCGGCAGTTCAAGAACCTCTTCTTCCGAAGGCTCTGCCTGTGGCGGTGTCGCCGTGGTCTTCATCACGCCAACCTTGGTAATGGCATGCTCTTTCAGATATTTATTGAAGTGGGCCACTCTCTTCTGCTGTTTCTCGAACTTCTCCCTGTCCTCGTCTGTCTGCTCTGCCATCACGCGGTTGTAGGTCTCTACTTTCTCCACCGTGTCGATGTACCGCTCATTCTGGTAGAGGTACACGTCCTTTGGTTGTCCTTCCTCATCAGGCAGGTAGCAGGCTGTTACCTTGTAGTTGTTCGGGGCAAGTCGCTCCAATACTTCCGGGCTGCTCAGCCACCAGTCGGCATAGTTTACGCGTACTGTCGAGTTCCTGCGCACGCTTGTTTCCACGCTCACCCCTATCCATCTCGCCAGCATGCGGCGGTCCAGTGGCCACAGGTCGGGATTCACGTTCTCCACGAGTACCTCCCAGCGGGTCTTGCCTGGCCACCTTTTTTGGTCGCTGTGAAGGGAGTGGTTCCATTCCCAGTTGTCCTGCCGGTCATCGGCCACGAGTTCGTCCCAGCTGTAGTATTTCTTCTCCTCATACAACTCGTTGCTTGCGTCGCTCACCTTCTTCTGCTCGACCCTGCGCTTTCCCTTGCCGAAAGGACGCCCAATACCTGCATGGTTCTTGTGGATGATGCTGGTCTTCTTCGCACCGTTGTAGTGCTCAGCACGCTTCTCCTGTGAGTTTTGTGGGGCACAGAACCTAACGAACTCGAATACCACACCGGGACTTAGGTAGGTGTCCCGCCATTGCGACATCAGGTGGTTCTCCACCTCTATGCCCCTTGGCGTGCCCCAGCCGTTAGCGGCAAGAATCCGGAACATGTCCCTAAAGCAGTCCACCACCAGGGGCGTGTCCTTGTCCCTCGCATAGCTTGCACCTATCACGCACTCGCTCACATCGTCGTAGGCATAGTAGGCATGTACCCACTTCTTCGTGTCCTTCAACTTGCGGCTCAAATCCACGTCGTCCATCGTAATCTGGCTCAGCGAATAACGGCCGTTGTGGCGATGCATGTGGGGCAGTTGCTCGTGCATCAGCGTAACAGGCATCAGCAGGCGCTGGTTGATGCGCAGCTTGTTCATCGGCTGATTCAGGATGTTGCTGATGGTGCTCTCGCTAAGTACCAACGGTTCGCCATTCTTGTCAGTGAAGTCATCGGGATCGAGCAGTTCGCCGGTGTCAAGGTGGAAAATATCGAGCTCGCCGCAGAGGAACATCTTCCACTGCTCCCAGACCGTCGTATTGTAAGGCTTGTTCTCAAGACAGGATAGGCTCAGCACAGCCTCCTCAACGGCCATTGTTACCAGCCGCTTGTTCTGGTTGCCGAACTTACCGCTGATAAGGCAGCCGTAACCTTCGCATTTGTACTCATTTACCTTCTTCCTGAAACGCAGCGTACTCGTGGGCAGTGTGTGACCCAGTTCCGTCCGCAGTGCCTCGATGGCGTCAGCCATCCAGTCCCAGTTGTACTTCTCGCCCATCAGCTTGCGCGCCGTTGCAGCACGTTCGTACAGCTTGATGCAGCAGTTCAGCACGCTCGCATTCGTTACGTATTCACGGATTTTCTCGGGGTATTGCTGCAAGTCCACGCCAGTCTTTTCCTCATCACGAAAGAACGCCACAGCTTCCTGGTCTGTTTCATAGTTCTCCATTACCCACAGGCGCAGGTGAGTCTGTGCACCGTCAGGATAGAGTTCCTTGACCTTTTCCTTGTACTTGCCGGGGAGGCTGTCAATGGAAACGAGGGCATATTGTCCGAGAGCACCACCACCACGGCGTACCACATCGACTTTTTTGCGACGTGTCCAGTTCTGGTAGTTCGCCTCACTAACGACACCACCATCCACCAGCTCACGGGCAGAGATGCACAGTTTGCCTTCGTAGTACTCCATCGCGCGCCTCCTTAGCTCAACCTTTCCGCGTATCTCTGAATGCCGTCAAGATCACTCATCATCAAGTGCTCGAACCTGCGCATTTTCTTACCATTCTTATACACATCGCACCAATTTCCTTCTTTGAAAATTTCCAGCAGCACACCACCTTCCTTATATTGGCGGATATAACCATCAGCATCGTGCAGTGTCTCCCATTCTGGAGCTTCTATCATAGGGATTCCTCCACGCTCCATTGCCAACTTGCGTATGCGCTTAGCCAAATCTGTGTTACCACGCTTCGTATCATACCGAATAGCATTGAAAACACTCTGCTCAGACACCTTGAATGTCATCATGATGAATTCACGGTCTTCTTTTTTGATGTGAATGTACCTTCTCATAATATATCTCACTTATTTTAATTCATTTATTTTCACTAACTTTATGGCCAAATTCAAAATAGAAATAAATATGGTGCCAGCAGTATTACTTACAATCGACATTGTCCCTCTCGACCAAACAATGGACGAGAAAGTGCTTCTTGAACTAATTGCTCCCTGTCTAAATCGCCTGAAAGAGCTAAAGGGTAGCTTTGACCGCAATACCGACATACGGCTCTCTGTGCGCCAATACGCACAAGAAGATGGCAGTGAGAAGCTAACCGCCCGCGTGGCGCTGCTAATCTCCGTCGGGATGCAGCGCGCACTGCATCTTCAGCAGGTTTTTGAAGCATATCATACACTTCTGAGCTACGAATTGCCCGACTGTCTTGTAAATGCTCATTCAGAAATCTTGAAATTTCAGTAGCAGAAAATCTTTTGTTGCTCATAATCTCACTTGTTTTTTAATTCATTTATTTTCACTAACTTTATAGCCAAATTCTGGAAACCAAACCAACTGTCTGGCTACAACTCCACAGCCCTTGAAGCAACACCGCATCGGCAACCAAGGAAAATATCAAACAACACACATAAATATGAGCCTTTATAATTATCTTGTAAAATCGAGTGTATCCGCAGAAGAGATACGCTGCAACTTCCATCGCGAAGAGGTCGAACAACTCTATAATCTCTTACGAGAGAAAGGATACGACGCATATTTCGACTTCGTGAAGAACAATCAGAAAGACATACTGAGATACATTGCGCTATCTGATTCTCAACGTAGGCAAAAGAAGTGGATAAACCATCCCCAGCAACTTCTTCTTCGCTTTGCAGCACTTCAAATAGCTGAGATAACTGTGAAATTCCAGAACGATATTCTTGACATCTCGAATATTGTGGACAGTGGTTCTTATCGAAATTTTCTTGCAACATGTGCAGATGGCGTAGCGCCATTGCTGGTAAGCACTCCTTTGAGAGAGTTTCCTTTCGAGGGCTATGATAACCCGTTCCTCGAATTCCATGAAGGCACAAGTCATCCATCTGAATAGCACCAATCTTAAACTTTGGGCATCTCCTGCCAGCCAAATGGGGCAAACGCTTAGCCCCATTTTTTTTACGCAGCAATTCGAACATCTTTTTCTTCTTCATAATCTTTAATCCTTTAAATTCGTTAATCTCGCCCCTTTTCCGTATCTTTG